ATGAAGTAGCAAGTTTTACAGATGAACATGCACGTGAATATTTTATGGAGAATGATTTTATAATTAATGAAGAACCTGGAATAGGCACTATTGGTATGATGAGCGAACCAATATTTTAATTTTAATTTTAATATCTATATAAGATAGTAAAATTATACTTGTTCCAATAAGAAAGAAACTCTCTCCTGAGAATAAGTTTGACTAAATGTTTGAATTAAATTTTGATATAAATCTTTATACGTAGTTTGACAATTCCAATATTCCATATCAAATTCAAGAATTTTTTCGGCTATTTCATGTTCATTATGTTCTGGTTCTAATTCATATAAATTATTAAAATCAGCATTTAGTACGGCCATTTTATATAGTATTATTAGCTTAGAGTATTCATAGTCTGACAAATCAAAAATTCTGTTAAAGCGTTCTTTTGTGGATGACATATTAAAAAATTGCTGTGGAAGATAAACATCAAAGGTTTTTAGAATAACTTTAAAATTATCTTTATCAGAAATTTCATTTAGTTTTATATTTATAAGTAAATCCAAGGTTGATATAACGTTGTCATAGTGATCTATATTTTCTTGAACTTCTATTTCAGTTAAATCTTCATTTTGGTACATTTTATTACTTTAAAAAATAAAAGAAAAATAAAATCAATTTTATAAAATTTTGACACTAGGCTTAATGCCAAAATTATTTTTAAGTTTTTTAAGTTTTTTAAGTTTTTTAACATGTATATTTTTTTAGTGTACTTTTTTAAAGGTGAAAGGTGTTTAATTTACATTTTCTGTTTTTGTCTTTTAATTCGATTACTCATTAACTTCTCAACTCCTTCAATATATGTAAGTATACTCTTAATTTCAAAGTGTAAGAAACTAACAAGATTATCTTTTTCATACTCATCTCTTTTTCTTTTACGAGAAATAGTAATTGTAGCTGCATTTGTATTTTTATCGTTCATATTCAATCTCAATTATATTATGACTTTGATATAGATTTTAAAAAATTTTTATCAATTTTTAATTTTCAAAGGTTAAACCGAACTTTATTTTAAAATTTTTTATGTATTACATTTTTTATGTATATATTCATTCTCAAAGCTGTCGCTATGTTGAGTTAGATACATTTTACATCCATTATTTTGGTCATTAAAATCTTGAATTATGTTTAAATTATGTACAAAAGTTTCAAAGCTATAGGCGGTTTCTACTTTGTTAAAAATTTTGAGATAATCTTTATATTGTCTTTTAAGTTCATCTTGAAAAGTATGTTTTTGCGACATAATAAGTATCGGACATAATAATAAAATGATTTTTTTAAGCATTCTTTTACATTTAAATTTTTTGTTCTTAAATTTATATTTTTTAAAAATTTTTAAAGTATAATTTACTCTTCTAAAAAAAAAATTGATTTTATAATTATATATTTGATAAAAAAATTATAAATAAGATGACAACACAAATCGATTATGAATGGGAGGATTATGATGAATATGATTCTCCATCTGATAACTCATTTTTGTTAGATGAAACTGAACTATCTAATGATGAGATAGATTTAAAGATTAAAAAAAGTGTATTATATGTAAAATCTCAAGCTATACATAAACGAAAAATATTTGTACCAGTATTTAAAGACATAAATAAAATTGTTAACAATCTTGAAGGTGTAAACTATACCAATTTAAAATCTTCTATTGTTGAAGTAGAAAATAAAGTCGAAAAAATTATAGAAAGACCTAAATTTTTGAATTGGGTTAAAAAAGAAGATATCTCAATCTCTAATGAAAATAGTACTGAGACTGAGACTGAGACTGAGACTGAGGATGAGAGTGAGGAGGAGAGTGAGGATGATAAAGAAGAGAGTGAGAGTGAGGACGAGGATGGTAGTGACTCAAGTAGTGACTCAAGTAGTGACTCAAGTAGTGACTCAAGTAGTGACTCAAGTAGTGATGACGAGCATTTTTATAAATGTATGACTAAAAATATAAAAGTAAATACTAAACCAAGTTTAAAAAATATAGTAGTTCCAAATAAAACACAAAATTTTACAAATTTAAATGATACCCAAAACAATTGGATTCAAGCTAAAAATAAAAACAATAAACAAGAAAATACTTTACAAAAAACAAAAATGTGTAAAATAAGCGATTGTATGAAAGGTAAAAATTGTTTATACGCCCATTCTTTCGAAGAATTAAACATAAAAAAGTGTTTATTTCAAGAAAAATGCAGAAACGTGGAAATAAAAAATGGTATCCTATGCAATAAAAATGAAGATAATATTTGTAGATATATTCATCAAAATGAAACAATTGATAACTATAAAATTAGGCTTGGATTTTTGGAAAAAATAGATACTTCAAAAAAAACTTTAGAACGTTGTGAAGTATTTAGCATTTTAACCAATAAAATAAAAATTCAGACTGAATTGAAATTCACTAAATTATGTAAATTTTTTAAAGAAAATAAAGAATGTCCGCATCAAGATAATTGTAGATTTGCACATTCTCTTAGTCAACTGAAAGTCAGTAATTGTCTTTTTAACGATAAATGCAGGCTTGTAAAAATTGAAAATAACAAACTTTGCAATGTCAGTAAAACCAAAGTATGCGAACATTTACATGAAGGAAAAGAAACTATCGAAAACTATTGTCTTAGAATAAGTATTTTTGATTCTAAAGTAGACAAGGAACTCTCTATAAAAAAAATATGTTTATAAATTTAATTTTATATATATTTTAATATATAAAATTTTTTATTTAAAGATTAATAATTATTATAAAAATGAAAACAAAAAATATAAGCAAGTTTGTTGTAAAATTTATCCAAGAAAATAAAGATAAAAATAAGTTAGTCGAAGAATGGAATTCTGAAAAAAATTTAAGTGCTTTGGAAACTTTCTTTAATAAAAAAAAAGTTAAAGACGAAAATAAACCTAAAAGAGGTAAATCTTCTTATTTACATTTTTGCGACGATTATCGTTCATCTGTAAAAGAAAAGTTTCCTGATTATACAAATAAACAAATCCTAAATCATTTAGGAAATCTTTGGGCAAGTTTCAAGGTAGATAATCCAAAAATAGTTGAAAAGTATGAAAATATAGCTAAAGGAGAAAGAGATGAATATAAAGAAAAAATGACTATTTATAAATCATCCTTACCAGTAACTCAAAATAATAAGGAAACTTTAAGCACTACTAGCAAAGAAAAATCAATCAATTTAAATGATCAAGATATCGACTTAATTTTAAGTATTAAAAAAGAATTAGAAAAGATCGATGAAAAGGTTGATGAAAGGGTTGATGAAAGGGTTGATGAAAATATCGATGAAAGGGTTGATGAAAAGATCGATGAAAGGGTTGATGAAAAGGCATTTGCTAGATTCTTAAAGAAAAGAAAAAACAAGTTTATTGATGAATACCCTGAACTAGACTCCGATCAAATATTTGCAAAGATGAAGAAGAAATGGGCTTCTTTTTCAGACGAGAAAAAACAAAAGTATATAAAGTAGTTTAACGAAGTAATTTTACGAAGTAATTTTACGAAGTAATTTTATAATTCAATTTGAGATTATAAAATTTGTTATTTGTCATTTGTAACTACTCATTAGTCAAACTTATATTTTGTCCTATAAGATTTTGAACTTTCATTTTTTGATTTATCGTAACAACATGTTTTTTTAAATTCTGAGGATCTTTCAAAACAATCTCCTTTAGATACTTTTCTAAAATTTTCAGAAATTTATCCTTATTGCTATCTTTATCTTTAAATTCAAAAGGTTTAGCTATAATACAATTTTCTTTTTGATTTTTATGAACATCCTCGAAATAATCGTCGAATATTACGACATTATTTTCATTATAGCCTGGAAGTTTATATTTATTCCATAGTATTGATAACTCTTTGCTACTATCCTTTTTGTATTTCTTAGATAAACCACAATGATAAGAAAAAAATATATAATCAAGTTTTCTATCTTTGTTTCCGGCTATAATTATTTTCTCTATTATAAACAGAGCATAGTCTTTACTAGCTGCTGTCCAAACAGAGACATCAAAATTCTTAAAAACAAAGGTCAAAAATTGTTGAAGATATGGTCTTTCAAATATTATATAATAGTTTTCCATGGTTTCAAAGCGAAATTTAGCAGCTTTTTTTTTATTTTTTTCAAAGTCATATTCTTCTATCGGTTCTCCACTTATAATAGTTTGGTCAAGATCAAAAATAAATTTTGGTTTTTCTTCTGTCATTTTTATTAAATCAAATATTTTTTAAATCGTTAAACTTTTTAAAAATTATTTAAAGTTTAAATAAAAATAATTAAAATGAGTATAAAATTTAGTGTATTGTTATATAGCAAATATTCAAAGTTTTCAACAGAGATTGTATCACAAGTTAATCAGTATCAAAATGTCTTTATTGAAAACTTTAACATGAAATTATTATGTATAGATAACGAAGTTGTCAGAAAAAGAATAACAAGTTCCAAAAAGATAAATATAAGTTTTGTTCCTTCTATTTTAGTTATTTATGAAGATGGAGGTGTAGAAAAATACGAAAATAATGATGCTTTTATCTGGGTTAATGAAGTTATACAACGCGTTTTAACTCTCACAAAACAACAAGAAGAACAACAACAACAAGTTGTAGAACAACAAGAAGAAAATTTAGAAGATACAGAAATTGAAGAAGAAGAAGAAATTAAACCTAAAAAAATTACAAAAAAAGTAATTCAAAAGAAACCACCTCCAAAGAAACAATCAACTTCTTCTTCTAAAAAAAATGTACCAAAAAATAAGACTTCTATAGAAGATTTAGAAGACTTGGATGACTTAGAACAAAATGAATACGAAGAAGAAAATAATATTTTTGAACATCAAATGATAGAACAAGTCGAGAGCACAAATGCAATGACAGCAAAGAAAAATGACTTGCTATCTCTTGCTGCAGAAATGCAAAAATCCAGAGATTCCTTTGAAAAAACTAACGAAAAACCTAGATTCTAATTTTTTTTACAAATATAAAAAAACATTCTTATAATTAAAAATGGAATTTGGCTCAATTATTCAACAACCAAAACTAGTAGGTTCAGATTTAGAAACAAAACACCCTGGTTTTACAGACTTTAGCTATTGTTTGAGACAATATTTTTCTCAAAATACTATCGATATTATATCCCATAAAATTACTCAACTATTAATGGGTGTCGACCCTCAAAATAGACCTATTATAGTACCCGATAAACAAATTGGTTTTGTCATGGATACAGTTTATAGAAATTTTATTCCTTATAATGCAGGAGATATTTATACTAGATATGTCGTTCCAAATGGAAACAATACAGATTCTTACGTTCAAAACATGATTGATCAGGTAATCGAAATAATTTACTCTGACGTAAAAAATAATCTTGAAATTGATCAAAATAATGCTAAACTCAGTGTATGGACCACCATCCTTGGAGAAGGTATGAACGAACATCAGTTGCGTTCTTTTCCTCCTCTTAAAACATTATTGAAAAGGCCCGCTCCTATGCAGTTTAATATGAACTATTAATTTAAAAATTGAATTTTAAAAATTATTTTCTCTAAATATATTATCATCCTCAACAAATGAAAATACTAAACGTTTTTTATTGCATAATTCTATCTGTTATCTTATCTACTACTAATGCTAAAAAAAATTTGAGAAAATTAGTAGTATATTACCCGACAGGTGGTGAAAATGTTAAAAAAGATTTTACACCATATGATAATAGCTACTAATTAAAATTTTAAACTTATATTTAAGTATAAAATTACTTGTCTTCTATTAGATATACATAATGTTGTTTTTCGTCTCTATATATCAAATACAAAGTATTGTTATATAAAACATTTGATATAGAATCAGTTTGTATTTCATTTATGGCCGAGTCGACACTATTAAATATTTTTATATGTATATCACAACTCTCTAATATTTTTTTTATAAAATTAACTTCTATTTCTCCTACATATTTTTTATCTTTCTTAATAAGTTTTTTTATATCGGATATAAAATCATTTAGATTATCTGGAACCAGCAATCCATTATCGACATATTCAATCACAATACCTTTAATATCTCCTATTTTATTCACCGCTATATTAAAAGATTCTTCATTATTTTTTCGAAGTAATTCCATTAAACTATAAAATAAATCGTCTAATAATTCATTCGGTATATTATCAGATATATACTCTCTAAATTTTTTTATAAAAGTAGTTTCTGTATCAGCTCTTAACACAGGAATACAAACAAATAATTTTTCCAAAAGATTATTGTTTTTTGCTGACTTATATATAGCACTATAAAAGCAGTTACCATTTTCTAAAGTTTTCATAACTTTGAATTTTTTAGAACCAGACGATGAAGTTTCACCCTCTTCTGTCATTCTTCCTAGAGGAAAAATAAGTTTTTTATCTGGATATAATTTTTGATATTCTTCTCTAAGTTTTTTAGCTGCTTCACCATTTGCTTTAATACATCTGTTTGATTTTGGAGTGCAAATTTCTGTAACAAGACATGGTCTATTACAATTACCTTTAATTATCATATTTGTATCGGTGGGTAGTGGATTTTTAGCGTCAGTTTCATATGTTTCAGTAGGCATACTTGTTAATTTTCTACCAATACGCCCATCTCTTTTAACACATTCTCCTGATTCATCATTACAAATTTTTTCAGGGGGGCACGGAGGACAAGGTTTTTTCTTTGATGCTTCTTTTGCGGTTTTTTTAGTATAGTAGGTTCCTTCTAAAATAGATTTTCCAACTTTACCATCCGGTTTAACACATATTCCTGTATCCTTATTACAAATTTTATCAGATGGACATGGTTTGGAAGGATCATTACATCCTTTTAGAGGTGGAGCATCAGTTGAATCACTACTTACGTTATAATATTTTCCTTTTAAAATAGCTTGACCTCTTCTTCCCGATCTTAGAACACATGTACCATATTTTTCGTTACAGATTTTTTCTGGAGGACAAGGTTTTTTACATGGTATTCTAACAAATTCATCAGATGCTGCTCTTGCTTCACGAGGTGCTTCGCGAGGCGCTTCACCTCCTCTTTTACTCTTTTGCATCTCTAATATATCAAAAATAGTATTACTAGTATATATTTCAATAATTTCATTTGTGATATTATCGTATTGAGTCGGTTCTATTTCACCATTTTCATCAAAAAAAGTGCTATCACATATATAAAAATTCTTATCGGGTATTTCTGTAAGTTCAGAAATATTAGGTAAATTATTACCAATATTTTCAACTATAGTTTCGGTTGAATTAAAATTAGATAAATAAGCATCTAATTCTTTTATGTCTTTAAATTTGCATGCACCTTTTTGAAATAAAACTTGGTATATTTCTCTTATTTTGTCTTCTGTATCCGCTAAACAGCTCAATAATTTTTTTGTAAAAGATATAAATTTATTTTCTGTTTTAACTTTATCTACTATATGACACAATACCTTAAATACATCTTTATTTTCTATGTAAATATTACATTGTGAGTGTCTTAAACATAAGTCGTTATTAATAAAAGGATTATCACGTAGTCTTTCAACATAACTTCTGTCAAAATCATAAAAAAATATTTTCCATCTACTACTTATTACATAAAATTCTCCATTTACAACATAAATACTAGATACTTCTTCACCTAAGTCTTTAACAAATATATTATTCAAATGTAAATCATTATGGACCATTTTGCTTAAAGACATGGCATAACAGGCTGCAACTATTTGAAAAGTTGTTTCCCATAAATCTTTTTCGGATAATTTATTTGTAAACCATGAATCGTATTTTCTTACATTAGGCAAATCCATATTTTCATTTAGTATCATATTGTAAGTAATCAATAAATTTGGAGGCGAAATCGCTCCACTTGTTTCCAACTTAGTATTTATAGTTTTTCTGGAAGTACAAAAGTTAAGTAAACATTTTTTTATGTTATAGTTTAAAATATTTTTAACCTCATCATCATCTAAGTGAAATTCATCATTACTATAACCACCTAAAATATTAGTGGTTCCATAAGTTGTATTATCTTTTAAAAAATTAAAAATATTTTCATATGTACATCCTTCTTGTGTAACAAAACATCTTACAAAATTCGGACATATACTAAAATCTAGTAGAGGATTTATTATTTCTTTATATACTTTCATTTCATAATTTAAACCACTAAGAGCATCAAACATTTTGATATATGTTTCTTCGTCATCAGCTTTTTCATTTATAGAATCAAGATTAACAAATAATTTTATTGCAGCAGTTTCTAGTGGTATTCCATTATATAAAGTATTTTTAAAACTCAGTATCCATATATCAGTTGGAGAATCAGAATCAGATGGTTTACCTTTCACATTAACAATACATCTATCTATATCACAAATGTTCGTATTTTCAGTTAATTCACAAATCATTTTATTATAAGATATTTTTTTTTTTATATTATAAATTAAAAATATGAGTAATAAACTTAAAAATTACAAAACTATTCAAGAATTTTATAAAAGTAACAATAATAGCAGATTAAAAAAAGAAGATTTTGATTTTTCACAATTAGTAGATTATAATAACTTGGTTAGTAGTTCAAAAAAAACTATTATAAACAATACTTATAAAGAAGGTACAATTAACCCTTCGGAATTAAATATTAAGTATGAATTAACAGATGGAAATGGTACTAGTCCAGATGTATTTGGACCACCTTTTTGGTTTACCTTACATAATGGTGCGAGCAAGTATCCTGATGATCCTAGCAGCATAGTACAAACAAAAATGAAAAATTTTATTATTGCTATTCCTGTTATGTTACCTTGTTTAAAATGTAAGGACCATGCTACGTCTTATATAGAGTCAAATTTGGAAAAATTAGATACGATAGTATCTTCAAGAAAAAATCTGTTTAATTTTTTTGTCGATTTTCATAATTATGTAAATAAGAATTATGGAAAAAATATTTTAAGTTATCAACAGGCAGAAGAATTATATAATGGAAAAGTAAAAATTATGAAGATGAGTTACTCTTAAAAATAAATTTTAATTAATTTTTAAATTTTTGAAGGCTTCTTTTAGAGTTAATATTTGATTGTAACAATCATGTAAAGAATGATGTTTGTTATTTTCTATATTTTTTAAAAATACTTTTCCTAAATCATATAGAGTTCTTGTATCTCTTAAGTTGTAAAATTTCCAAGGAATTTCCAAATTACATAGCTTATATGCATTCTCAAGTATTATACAATCAAAATTCGGACTATGAGCCCAAATATGCTTACAATTTTTTAAAAATTTCGACAGATTTATCAAAGCTTCTTTTAAATCTACTCTATCTTTATTTACAAAAGCTTCATATCTTGATTCTTCGGATTGTAAATTCCACCAGTCTAAAGTATCCTTACTAATATCCATTTTAAGTTTTTCACAGGAAGTCTGATTTATACGAACATAAAAAGTCTCTAAATCTTCCAGTTTTTTAACCTCTTTATTTCTACTAAATTTTATAGCTCCAATAGTAAGAATTAGTGAATTAGGACTTGTGGACAACGTTTCTATATCTAGCATTACATCTGACATTTTTTGTTTTTATTTTTTTTATTTTTAACTTTAAATAAAAATTGATTTTATTTTATTTTTTTCTTTCTTAAGTAAAAGAGGTTATGAACACTTATATAAATGAAAATAATTTCAATAATATTTTTAATTATAAAGTAGTAGATATTAATACATCTAACAAAAATTTAATTAATACTAATAATGTGTGTTGGTTTTGTAATATAAAGTGTTCAACCTATGTAAAAATTTGTGAAAATTGTAAATACGAAAAGTACGATAAAATAAGAAAAAATAAAGTAAAGTAAGTTTTAACTTTAAAAATTTTAGTTTTATATTATTATAATAACATAAAACTTTAAGGACAAGTATAATGGGAAGAACCAAATATATTTATTGAAGGTTTAACTAACGTTTTATTTTTATTCATAGCAGATTTAAATGCTGACATATAGCTAAAGTATATCCATGATATAACAACTAAGTTAGAAATAACAGCTGAAATTGCTCCAACCAATTTATACTTACTATATAAAAGGAAAATAACTCCTATAGTCCATATGATGCTTATTTTTAAATAATCGGATAATGCATCTGCGGCATTTTGTAATGTTGGTTGATCGCTACAAAAATTTTTAACACTAAATTTACTTGACATTTCCTTTGTCACTTTACTTTTCAATAAAGAATAGACTGTATCTTAAGCTAACTCTGGATAGATGATCCTTCATAGTTAACCAACACCCGTGCGGTCGTTGAGCTAATATCATATCCTATCTAATTAATAACGGACTTAGATATTTTAAGCGCGGATTACCCAATCCTTAACATTTTTACCTTTGGATACGACTATTAATCGTGGTCCCTTTATAAGTTTCCAAATAAAGGTGGTAGTTAAGGCTCTAAGGGACTTCCCGAACATTATAAGGTGTTTTGCCATAATATTATGACTAGGTACTTACTCTTTTAAAGGTACCTTTTTGTGTCTAGTTTATTAAACACTTCCAATGCTGAACTGGATTGATGCAAATAAGATTGCTTCTCCTAACATTTCTAATACAGGATTTATTTGTGTATTCATATCTGCTCCTAAATGCATTTTATTTTCAACAATATTTTATTTTTATTATTTAAAAATAATTTTAAATAATTTAAATGTCATGTCAAAAAAAAAATTGTAACAACTTAAAAATATTAAGAGGTAAATATTGTGAAGAACATAGAACAAATAAAAGTACATTATGTGAACATAAAGTCAATAAATATCATTGTAAAAAATGCGGAGGAAAAGGTTTGTGTCATCATAATAAACAAAGACATAGATGTAAAGATTGTGTGGGTACAGGATTATGTGTTCATGATAAACAAAAATATGTTTGCAAAGAATGTCTAGGAAATGGAATATGTATACATAATAAACGAAAAACATTATGTAAGGAATGTTCAGGAGGTTCATTATGCGAGCATAACAAAGATAAAAGTAAATGCATAGAATGTGGTGAAGGAAAATCTATATGTATACATAAAAAATTAAAATGGAGATGTGTTGAATGTTTTGGAAATTCTATTTGTATACATAAAAGAAGAAGAGAAACATGTAAAGAATGTAAAGGTAGTGGAATATGTAAACATGAGGTTATTAAGTATTATTGTAAAGAGTGTTCTGGTAATGGTTTATGTGTACATTCTAAAATTAAAAATAAGTGTGTTTTATGTAAAGGTTCACAAACATGTTTGCATCTAAAACTTAAAAGATATTGTAATATTTGCGATTTTAATGGCTATTTGTCTAATATAGTTTCACAACGGATTAGAACAGCTTTAAAAAAAAATAAAGAATTACATTCTTTAGAATATATTGGGTGTGATATAAATACACTTAAAATTCATATAGAAAAACAATTTGAAACTAATATGAGTTGGGAAAATTATGGAAAATGGCATATTGATCATATAATTCCTATTAAATATAAAGAAAATAATGAAGAACCTACTTTAGAAGTTACAATAAAAAGATTACATTATACCAATTTACAACCATTATGGGCTTTTGAAAATATTTCAAAAAAAAATAAATATATAGGTAAAAAATTATAATATTTTATTTTTTTATTCTATTTCTTTTTTCATTACTTCATAACCATAAGAAAATAAATCCAATTTATCTTTTGAGCTTAAATCAAAATGGAAGAATTTAAATTTATTATTTATCAGTCTAACAACCTTCGTTTTATCTGAAACATTTTTAATTTTAAATTCTTGTATTTGAGAAACAGGTACAAACATTAACAGATAAATAAATTCTAGTATACCTATATCGTTAATATTAGTTGAATCTTTTGGATCAGAGTTTATAAATATACCTAATATTTTTTTTCCTATTCTATCTCCTAAATCTATCGGAAAATTATCACATACACCTCCGTCCACATATAAACTATTTCCGTATTTAAAATTCTCAAATATCAAAGGTAAATTTGATGACATTCTAATAGCTGTTATACATGGTAAGTTTGGATGATTTTCGTAACTAAGGTATTCAATATTTTGTTCTGTTAAATTATAAGTAGAACAAATTAAAGTTTTACCAAACTTATCTTTTAAATCTTTTAATGTTGGATAAAATCCAATCTTGTTTATCGTCATCTTTTCGAAAGTTTCATTTATGGCATTATAAGAACTAGCACCTTGTTTATTTATCATAGCTACTATGTTAAAATGAACCATCTTTTCCATTAACTGATTACAACATATATAAACAACTATTTCAATAGGCGTATATCCAATTGCTAATAAATATCCTATCATTGCACCGGCAGAACATCCTATATATGTAGTTATATTTTTTAGTAAATAATTATCAAAAGCATATTGTAAAGCTCCTAGGGTCATAAATCCTTTGGAAGAACCACCTGCAAGAACTAATGTATCATAGTCAACTATTGGTCTTTCTACTTTTTCTTCTACCTCTACCTCTACTTCCACCTTTACTTCTTCTACTTTTTCTACTTTTTCTACTTCTTCTACTTCTTCAACTTTTTCAACTTTTTCTACTTCTTTAACTTCTTTTTCATCTTCCTTTTTAACTTTCTCTTCTTCTTTTTCTATTATCTGGTTATTTATAATTTGTATAACATTATTTTTCATTTTTTATATATTTATTTTTTTTTTAACTAAGAATTTTTTTTATTATATTAAATAAATATGGATACCATAGAATGTGGAATATGCTTTGATTATGTACTTGAAAAAGATTTACAATATCTGGAGTGCTTCCATAATTTATGCTTTAAATGTTATCAAAGATTATTATCTTTAACATGTCCATTTTGCAGAGCGAACATAAATATACACTCTGATTTTATAAACGATGAAGATGACGATATTCTTAGAAGCTTTGATTATATAAATTTTAATTATGAATTAGATTCAAGTTCAAATATCATTTTTGAAAATGATTTTATAATTGCTGGTGTTTCTAGAAAGAATAGACAGGAAAATAAGAGAAAAAGAATAAATAAAAAAAAAGAAAATTTAAATAATATAATAAATCAAACTGAAAGTCTAAATTCATCTACTACTTTAATTCCGAATTCTAAAATTAGAAGTTGTAGAAAAAGCAGAAATGAAACACAAATATTTTTTTATAATTCTGTTTGAAATATATTTTTAAACTAGATTTCAAGTTTAAAAATAATTTAAAGTCACTTACTTTTTTTTCGTAATAATTTTTTACCAATAATTCCTTTTCTATCTACACATCTTGCAGATCTTGGATTACATATTTTCTTTTTATTACATGATTTCTTGCATGGTTTACATTTGCTAGAACGTAAATATTTTTTTGATAAAAGTTTCTTACCTATAGAACCTTTTTTATTCACACATCTCGATGTTCTTGGATTACACACTTTCTTTCTAGAACATGATTTTTTACATGGTTTGCATCTACGGGAACGTTTTATTTTTTTACTCTTACGAGTGGATGAGGTTGGCGGTGGCGAAGCTGTACTTCTTAATGGTGTTCTGAATAAAGGACTTCTAGCTCTGGTAGGAGCGCCAGCTCTTGGCGAAGCTGTTCTTTTTGAAGCAGGAGCAGGTCTCGGAGGAATACCAGCTCTTGGCGAAGCAGCTCTTTTTGAAGCAGGAGCAGGTCTCGGAGGAATACCAGCTCTTGGCGAATCAGCTCTTGTAGAAGCACCGGGTCTTGGGGGGGCACTGGCTCTTGGTGAAGCTGCTCTTGTAGAAGAAGATCTTGGAGTAGCACCAG